CGATAATGTCCCCATAAGCCGATACCAAGGCAGTCACACGCCACTTATCGTCCGTAATGCCTGACTGCCTTTCATGCCACGTCGAAACCCCTGTAAGGCCGCTCACAGCCGCATCGTAGACAAACGTCCTTGACGGAATATTGGTAGACTCGAAAGTGAAGGCGACGAAATAATTACCTCCGTATGCGTAGGTAAACGCGAATGCGTCGGCTATCTCATCCTTGGTATATTCCTGGATAGCGTTATCTATGGCAGAGGTGGAGATTTTAGTAATAGCCCCACCTAAAACTCTCCATACCGCAGTTAGTTCATCTTCTGCGCCACCTAAGAATACAAAGGAATTGTCAAAATTAACTACACCGAACTTCGCATGTAGACCCTTCTGAATATCCCCACCTCTGACTCTCTGATATGGAAAGCCACTACCGCCTATGTTTTGGAATAACTCAGTCGTGTACTCCCCAAAAACCAGTAACTCATTATCGGTTACGTGAGTAGCAACGATCTTATCCGGCCTTACATCAGCACTGCCAAAGTCCAATGCGTCATACACTAATGGCTGGTTGAGATTAGAGATAAAGAACTGTGTTCCTGTGCTGTTGTTGAAATTGAAATACCCGTCCTTGAAAGAGACCGTATCCGAGACCTGAAAATCTATGTCTGTTATCTCAGTAAGACTGGAATCCGTATTATCGAATACGTACCCCTTCACGCCCGGAACCACAATTACCAAATATCGACTATTGTTCGCCAGCGAAACCCTGCCAGACCCGTCAATAGTGCCGTGGTTTGTTACTACATTGGACGAGTCAAACGAATACAGGGCAGTTTCATTGATGAAATAAGGCACCCCATTAACCACTTTGGCACCACGGTTAATCCCTGATATCGAATCGCCTGTCAAAGACCGTGTATCAATCCCATACACGTCCCTTAGCGACCTGTTCGATAAAGCCCCGTCTTGAGGGACTATCGGCTCCCAGTTAATGCACCGTTGCGCTGCTAACGGCTCTGAAACAGACTGATAGAACCCTGTGGCGATGTCTAGTTGCATTGGGTCGTGTTATTCGTGCGATAAAAGCGATAATCGTAGTTCGTTCCCGGTGAATCCCCGTCAGGATGGTAATTACTGTCCTCATTACCACTACCAACCGGCAATGTATCGGGAAATTGGGCAGGATTGAGGGCGATAGACCCTCTTAGCGACCGTTTGCTGGTTTTAGCACGCTCAAACAGGCTTTGAGATACAACCCTCCCGTATTCAGGAGCAATATATACCGCTAGATTGGCCTTGATCGCACCAATAGAGCCTAATGTGACGTAAAGCTCATCCGAAGTGTCGTCCAGGGTCTCATAACCTACATTAATCCCGTTAACATTCCACTCATTCATCATGTCATTGAGTGAATTCAGCCCGTCAGAGGCTTCTGTTGCGGTTAGCGCAGACTCAGAATCCACTACCTCAAGGAGTAAAAGCGCACCCTTAACTACGTCCGTTACTGTTGCCATTACTTACCTCTATCAGAAAGAGCGTTACAGCCAGCTTGTCCCCATCGTCCATGTTGGGGAAAGCCTCGGTAATGTATGCAGCCTGATCTTCACATTGAAGAAGGTTGCATTTGTGCCATTGAAGCGACCCCGGCTCACCTGAACCGAGGTCACCATCATCGACGTATTTAAGTCTTCCAGCCATGTCCTGCAAACCACGGGTTGAGCGTTGCGTAAGCAGGCAAGAGGTCGAAACGAACCTTCTGCTGGTTAGCATCACCGTCCGCGTACTTCGAGACACGAAGACTGAACCCATCCTCAGTGACCGCCGTAGTATCCGTCGAATACAGCTTCGGAAGCTTCACAGAGGCAAGACTAAACGCCTGCGAGTGATAGAACAGGTTCGGTGAATACGTTGTTGCAGTCGTATCCGCAGAGATGATATTGACCACATCACCATCGGCAATCGACGCTACAACCGTATTGTATTGGCCGTTCTGACCAGTCGTTCCAAACACATCGAAGACAGCCGGTGACGAGACAACCAGATTACCAGCACCCGTTGCAATCGTTGCGTCCGCTGCAAGAACGCCACGCCACGGAATACCAGCACCAGCAGCATCAAGGGCAGGATTACGGGTTGACTGATTCAACAGGAATCGTGTCGGGATCTCGATAACCGTACCGGCAGGAAGCGTACCTGAGAACGTGCCAAGGCCATCAACAGCAACTGTCTGCTGCATCGAGTCCTTAACCGTCGTGTACTTGGCCTGAGTCGTCGGGAAGTCCGTATCGTTGACCGCACCGTCATCCTCTGCCGTTGTCAAAGCAGGGACCGTGAAGGAACTCAGCGCGTTAGCAGTCAAAGCCTTCATACCGGCGAAGTTGCCCGAAATCTGCGCTTTCTCCCATGCGGTACGAACCAAACCGTCAGCCGCATTCAGGGAATTCTGCAAGTTTGCGAGAGTAACCTGAGTGAACGGGTTAATCAGGTAGTACCAGTCAGAGTCATTCGGAACACCGATAGACGACAACAAAGCACCAGCCTCAGCAACATCTGCCCACGCTGTAACAGCCGTTCCAGGTGTGCCGTGGACAAGTCCACTATTAACCATCATGTAATCGGCAAAGTCAGACTCAAGATCGGTCACAATGCGTCGTGCCATTGGGGCAATGATCTGATCCAACTGGTCAAGTTCAAGTGCTTCCTCAACATTCCCCCACTCTACTGACGTGGTGAAATAGTTCTGGACCGTTGCGGTTGCCTTACCGGCCACGATGCTGTCCTTATCTACAGCCGAGATATCACCACCTGATGTTCTCTCGGTGGTGTAATCGTGCGGCCGCTTGATATCAACAGTAGTGCCGGAAGCAGGGTTAAATTGACCCTGAAAGAGTTGCGTATTGACAGTCTTGGTCACAACTCGGTTTGACTCGAAGTGCTTCAAGAATGTACGCATCAACTTTCGAGTAATGTTACTCGTTAAGTTGTTAGCCATGTCTAGCTCCTATTTATTCATATTTGACTCCCTTTTCCCACGGTTCCGGTACTTCCGGAGCGCCACCACCACTTAAGGTAATGGGAGGATCAGGTGCGTCACTAGTTTTCGGTTTCAAAAGTGATGCACGCTGACGTATATCGCCGCTCAATTTGTTGACCAGACTCAGAACAGACAGATGAGACAGTTCCTCAAGTTCTGCTTGATTTTCTGCAAGATACTTCACCAATGCGGGTCCGTCTTCATGCTCAACCAGAACGTCTTGAAACTGATTCGATATGCCGTAAGCAATGACGGTATCCGCCGCTTGCTTTAACTCAAAGGGGTCAAACCCTTGTTCAACGATACGGGAATTGAACTTGGCAAGGTTAGCGTCTAACGCCTGCTGTTCTTCCTGTCGTCGTGCATCTTCCTGTTTCTTCCGTTCCGATTCAGCTCGGCTGGCTTCTAGCTCTTGTTTCGTTTGCGCTCTTACTGCTTCATCGCGCTTCTCAAGGTCTGACTTGTAAGTCTCTGAGTATGGGTCCGGTACAGGCGGGACTACCACCTCTACGTTCTTCAACTTATCCAACTCAGATTGAAGGGCATCGGCTCGCTCCTGCTCTCTTACACGGGCGCGTTCCTCCTCCTTCCATTTCTTGACCTTGACGTTGATATCCTTCTGGTGCTTGTCAACAGGGACAAACCCTTCCGGTATCTCTGGGGCCTCAATCTCTTGAGGTTCCTCTACTACTTCTTCCGCTTGAACTTCTGACATGGTTACTCCGCTATGGTTGTTCCGCTTGGGTCTCGGCTACTGTAGCCGCTTGCCCTACAAGGATTCTGTCTATTCCAGGCAACTCAACGCCCTCAATACCCTTGCTGTCTGCTAATGATTTGTACGCTGTCGCCTGATCCTTAAGCGCCTGCGCCATTATCTTGATGTTCTCAAATGCTTCCGTCATTGAGGATTGAGACTTCTCGAACTCGAACTTCTGTTCGTTTAGTTCGTGCTTCATACCCTCAAGTGTGATCTTATCATCATCGTTATCCGCTTGCCTTTCAAGGGCTTCTGTCACTGGATCAGGTGGTGGTGGCGGTTGTGCTTCGAGGAATTCCCGCTCCTCATCCGTCAACTCATCCTCTGGGATCTGACCAGAGAGAATCATATTCTGCCTAGCCCTGCTTGCGAGGATATCAAAGCCCGGAGCATTCACGCTCTTGTAGAGGATATCCTTGCCCTCTTGAATGACCGTAGGATCAATAGCAGCCATTTCTATCATTGAATTGACTGTCTCACCCTGACGGTTCTTAAAGGCTTTCGATACATCGCAAGTCACGTCGTAGACGCCCTTACTCAGATCAATAA